GACAGCTTCGTTATATTCTTGAAGTAAATGAACCAGTTTTTTTATATCAATATCATTTCCTTTTATTGATCCTATCAATTGATTCTTTTTTTCTTTACCTTTAGACCAGGTGCTACCCCAATTTTCAATATTATATTTATCAATATACATATCGTTCTCCTTTTTATATGTTAATTATCCCATATAAATATTAATGTCAAATGAAAAACAACCCCCTCGATAAAGAAAGCTGGCTATCAAGGGGGAAAGGGAGTGAACAATTATGTATTGAACAATTAATATATAAAGCAAGACTATAGATGTTTTCAATATAATTTTACTAATTAAAAAATAAAAAAATATGGTGTCTTGTCCGTCTTGTCTGTCTTGTTATAGAAAAAGTATATATATTTCAATGCTTTGAGAGAAAAAAATGACAAGACAGCAGTAAGACACCTAAAAAACAGGTGTCTTGTTGATAAAAACCCTAGATAATATATAAAAACCTTATGGATATTGACATTTTGAGGGATAAACTAACACCAAAACAAATAAAATTTTGTGTAATGTTTGTTCAAGAAGGTGATACTAAGACAGCAACCGAATGTGCGATCGCAGCAGGATATTCTAAAAATAGGGCTAGAAGAGAGGCATCTGAACTTCGTAGACATCCTGGCTGTGCTGAATATATACGAGAGTTGCGGAATCAAGAAGAAAAGAAATATGAAATCAATCTTCATAAGCATTTGAAAAGGTTAGATCAATTGAGTAGAGGCGCAGAAGAAAAGGGTAATTGGAATGCTGCCGTTACGGCCGAGAAATCAAGGGGTCAAGTTGGAGGTTTATATATTGACCGAAAAGAAATAATGCATGGCAGTATTGACCAATTGAATCGAGAAGAAGTTGATAAGTTATTAAAAGATATGGACAAAAAATTATCTATTGAAGGGAGTTTTGAAGAGATAGATGACAACGAAACCCGAGACAAGATTTTGGAAAAGGATAAAAGATAAATTTACAAAAGTCACCTTAACAAGAATCGAAGCTGTTACTCCGTTAGGACTGCCTGATATACTTGCCGTTTATAAGATCACAGATAAACAACGAGGACAGTTTTGGATAGAGCTGAAGGTGACAAAGGGGAACAAAATAGGGCTATCTCCTGGTCAAATATCATGGCATATGAGCCATAATACGAACGGTGGCCATTCATTTATCATGGCTACCCCCCTCGGACGAGGAGGCATCTCGATTTATTCTGGATCTTGTGCCTTGCGACTTGCAAAAGAAGGCTTGAGCCTTGAACCCTGTGCCTTGTTCCCTGAACCTTGTGACTTTTCAGACCTTGAGACCTGGCTCATCGACCATGTGACTTAGCTGCATCCTTTCTTTATGTGCTTTGTATCATCATATACAGAACACCATTCGTAAAAAGCATCTTCACCATGACCCCATTGTGTTTGAAAATCTGGATCATCATTCATTAAATTATAAAATTCATCTCTTGCTTTTTCTTCTGTTATCATAATTATTCTTTCTTTGTGAGTAAACCAGGCCGCCAATTGGCGGCCAAGATCTTTAATTGTCTGTAAATATAACGTCGAACCCCCAATGAGTTTCCAGGTACCAATCCTGCGGGTTTTCCATTGGGTCATATGACTTAGGATTAGATCCTAAAGAATAGCTAACTCCCCAATCATATGGTCCAGCTTCGTATGCAACCATGAGAGCGCTGCTTTCTCTTCCCTCCCTTTCCTCATCGGTATGCGTGTACTCGCTTGGATAGGGTGCAGGTTTTGAAACTTCCCAAGCTGGATCATGGCCGACAGCTCTAGCTTGTTTACAGAGCGCCTGGTATAGCTGCTCGGCAGCTTCTTCTTTGCTGATCTTCTTTTTAGTAAAGTCAGGCAAGTATTTATTAATCAAAGTATCTAACATATATTTACTCCTTAATTATCATATAAGATAAATCTTATACAATGTCAACTAAAATCTTGCGCCTGGGTGGGGGTCGTTAATGAATAAATTCGCTCGTCCCACCCTTGCGCCTTGATCCTGGTCCACCATGTTGGTTAGCACCCATCAGGCGTCCACTAACATTTAGCGCCACTAGTTTAGGACAACTAGTGAATCAGGATCTTGAGCCTTGCGGCTTAATCAAGCTGCAGGATCGATATTCTATACAGTACATCTGCAGCTTGAATAAACCAGGCAAGGACCACCCAAAAGGGTGATCCTCTAGGAGTGATCAGTCGTACAAATGTAGTACGAACTTAGAATACGATGGTGAGTATTTTCCTTGGTGCGTTACAGAATCAATTGCAAAAAAGCCATCGCCCCCGAAATCACCAAGCTTACAAGCTATACCATCGTGCCCTAATTTGTATTGCATGTTGCCCTCATAATTACAAATGTCTTCGTAAGAATAAAGCTTCATGAATTCTTCTAAATAACATGGATCAATGATGAGGAGTTGACCCGAGTCAACTCCTACATCTCCATAATGTTTAATTATGGGTTTCTTCATCATAATCCTCCTCTATGTCTATTATTGTCTCCTCCTCATATCCATCTTCGTGAATACATTCCCAAGATACTTTAATATCTTTGAGAATTGTTTTTCTCATTCTCATTAATGCGTTAACGATCTCACGAGGACAATCCCAAGCAGTGTCGAAAGTGTAATACAAAGAGCCACCATTTAATTCGACACGAGTGCCGACAGCATTCCACTTTGTACCCCAGTTATTAATGCTCCAGTGATACCAGTTGTTCTTTCCATACTTTTCTTCTTCCTCTCTACCGAGGTTGCCACGAAAAATATTCTTTGGCATTGGAACAATGTTATTGAAATCAAAATCATTTTCATTTGACTTCAACATATCTTTTAATGTTTCGAGTTGTTTTCTTTTACCAACAAACAAAACATTATTTGCAGTCCAGTTAGGCATATTCACTCCTTTGTTAATATGTTTATTGACATATAAAACTTTATGGGATATTAGTCAATAGTATAATTAAAAGAAAGGGAATGATTATGAAAAAAACTACAAATGTTGGGGGAACTTATCTCCAAGGATATATAAGAGCAAATTATAAACAGCTACTAAAAGCATTCGGGGAACCTCACGATCCAAATGGCGATAACTATAAGACAGATGTTGAGTGGGCTTTTAAGTTTGCTGATGGTACAGTTGCCACCATTTATAATTGGAAGAATGGTCATAACTATTTAGGCGAAGCCGAGGGTAAAAAACTAAATGATATATATGAATGGCATGTTGGAGGGTTTAACCAAAAGGCAGTTGCTAGAGTTATAGACGCTATTGAAGATTAAATTAAGGGGGCTTTGTGCCCCCTCATTTTACTTGGTCAACCTTGCGACCTTGCGCATCAAATCATTTATATGATCTGTCCAAATTCTTTTGAGCCATGCGTCTTCAGTCCTCTCAAGCTGTCCCTCTAATATTAGGACCTTGTCCAGGAGTATTTGTTCCATAATTATCCTTTCGTTAATAAAGCTGCAGCTCAAAGCTGCAGCCAATAAGTTTATCATAAGTAGTGCGGAAATATTATGCCCAGTATAAATATTACCAGGCAAATCGTGAACCATATTGAGCCAGTTGACATCAAGACAGCTACCATTCTTTTAATCATAATCGAAGATCCTCGCCAATCAAAATTAAAAGCCCCTCACCATGAGGGGCCTTGTAACTATTCTACCTCTAAACTTTTGAGGTATCCTGGATATTTTGCTTCCATGCGTTTGCCCACTTCTTCAAAGACAGCTTCGGCTTCTGGGCTTTCATAATCTGTCAGCCCTTTGCTATGGAAAAGCTCTTCCATGAGTTCATTATGATACTTACACTTTTCAAGAAAGAGGTGGTCTCTATCCACCTCTTCTTGAATTGCATTAACTAGAGCTTTTTCGGCTTTAGTAGGCATCTGCATACCTCAGCTTCTCTTCTTCAAGCTCCATTGCTAACCATTCGTCAGCCGACTGTTGAGCTTCTTCAATCGTTTTAATATCGTAGTCAGTAAAACAATTTACATTTTTACCATCTACAAAGACGTTGAAAGTTGCTCCACCATTCCAAGTTATTTCAATGTTATCTTCATATTTAAAACAAGCATCTGGTTGAACTATATCCATTCTTTGCCCCCGATTTTTAGACTTGTTAAAGTCGTTAAGTTAATAGACCTCCAAGCCTTTCTTGGATTGTCTTTATTCTTCTTTAAAATGTTTACATCTAAAACTTCTAATAGATGTTCACGATTTCCAAGAAGTTCGCCACCAGCAAAAAATTTTTCATTAGTGGGTAATTTGCAAGTCATTTTTCTTTTAGTGTTATCAGCTTTTACAAACTCAACATAAAAGAATTTATTTTGAATTGCTTTTTTTAATATTTCTTTTTTAAACATATAATCACTCCCTTAGTTATTATATATAATTATATATAATTATATTTTATCTTATATCAATAGTTAATTTAATTTTTTTACGTATATTTACGTATTTTTTTCAAGCCTGTGTATAAGTCGAGGAAGGCTCATTTTCCTGGTTTTGGCGTCTTGCGTTTTTTAAAAAGGGGCAACCCCTAAATAAGTCCGTAGGTCAATATATATGCAGTATATATATAAGTTTTACACATACAGACTCTATGGTATAATAATCTGATGTCCGACGTTGAAGCGTTTAAGCGAATAATCAATTATGATAATATGGATTCTTCAGAGCTAGAAACTCTAAAGAAGAAACTATTATTACGCCAAAAAACATTTCAATTAAAAACATTGGCTCAAAGTAATTTTCTAAAGTTCGTGAAGCAAGTATGGCCAGAGTTTGTAGAGGGGCCCCATCACATAAAAATTGCAGAAAAGTTTCAAGACTTAGCGGAGGGGAGGATAAATCGACTAATTGTAAATATGCCACCCAGACATACCAAATCAGAATTTGCATCTTTTTTATTTCCTGCATGGATGATGGGCCGTGATCCACGGCTCAAGATTATTCAAACAACACACACAGCAGAACTATCCTATCGTTTCGGTCGTAAGGTTCGTAACCTCATGGAAGAAAATTCTTTTCAAGATATCTTTGATGATATCAAACTATCACAAGATTCTAAAGCTGCAGGTAGATGGGAAACAAATAAAGGCGGAGAATATTTCGCAGCAGGTGTCGGCGGTGCCATTACAGGACGTGGTGCCGATTTATTAATTATTGATGATCCACACTCCGAGCAAGATGCATTGTCCGAGACAGCAATGGAGTCAGCTTACGAGTGGTATACATCTGGTCCAAGACAGCGTCTTCAGCCAGGAGGCAAGATTGTTATCGTCATGACAAGATGGTCTACAAAAGATTTAACAGGTCAATTGATGAAAGGGCAAAGCGATGTCAAGGCAGATCAGTGGGACGTGGTTGAGTTTCCAGCGATCTTGGAAGATAAACCGATATGGCCACAATACTGGAAACTAGAAGAGTTAGAGTCGGTCAAAGCCTCATTGTCATTGGCTAAATGGAATGCACAGTGGCAACAGAATCCAACATCAGAAGAAGGTTCCATTATCAAAAGAGAGTGGTGGAATGTTTGGGACAAGGACGAACCCCCTAAATTACAGCATATTATTCAAAGCTACGATACGGCCTATAGTAAAAAAGAAACAGCGGATTATTCGGCGATTACAACGTGGGGTGTATTTTTGCATAACGATGTGACGCCTAATATAATCTTGTTGGACATGAAGAAAGGACGGTGGGACTTCCCTGATTTAAAACGTATTGCCATGGAAGAATATAAATACTGGGAGCCAGAGACGGTGATCATCGAGCAGAAGGCTAGTGGTACACCGCTCACACATGAGTTGCGCCGTGTAGGAATTCCTGTCGTAAACTTTACACCGAGCAAAGGTAATGATAAACACGTAAGAGTTAATTCTGTTTCGCCTTTATTCGAGTCGGGACAGGTGTGGGCTCCAGAGGAAAAATGGGCAGAAGAATTGATTGAAGAATGTGCAGCTTTCCCTTATGGTGACCATGACGATTTGGTTGATAGTATGACACAAGCATTGATGCGCTATCGTCAAGTTGGATTAGCTGTGCATCCAGAGGATTATGAGGATCCGCCGATGTTACAACATACGCCAGAGCAGAGGGAATATTACTAATGAGTTTTGTCAAAGGATTCACGGTTCAAGAAACCAAAAAGAAAAAAACCAAGAAGCAAAAGACAGCAGCCTCTTTTCAAAATCCTAAATCAAAGTATTATAAATTCGTGCAACCAAAAGGATTTTCTGCTATGCTACAGAAAAAACAAAAGAAAACCTTAATTACGTAGGAGAGTAAAGTGACAGATTTTAAAGAAGATTTAACATATGAACCAAAAGGTTTCGGGTATACC